TTGGTGCATATTGGGATCCAGACATGGAGTTTGAAAACACTAATTGGGATGGCCCATTTTCTGGCAAAGGCAAACGTATTGTTAAGTCGCACACATTTGCACACCAACTTGATGTGCTTAAACAATCCGGACATCCAATAGTCATGGTGTACAGGAATGACCACGAATGTTTGGAGTGGTGGAAACTTTGTGGTGAATTCAATATAACATATCCAAACTACAGACACTTCCAAAATCTAGATGAGATGTGGGTACACATACAAAATGAAAACAAGGACATAATGCAGTTCATTAAAGATAACAAAGACAAAATTCATAAACCAAAAGATAATGTAGACCTTTGCAGGCTGTTAGAAATAAGTTTCCCAGATAACAAAGGAAGGATACATAATTACGAACACAAGGGAATCGAGGTATATGTCTACAAGTAATTGGGAAGACGCAAAAGCAAGAAGCAACTATCACTTCAACAAGTGGCATCGGGACACAGACTGTGTGGAACACTTGGGCAAATTCACGGGTGGGTGGCAGACAGAACTACAAGCAGTGATAGAAGATGGCAAACCCCTAAACTGGGCCAACCGTAGAGAAGGAACAGGCAGGGAAAATGTCAACGTCAACGTGGAAGCAGAAGAGAATGATCTTAAGACAGCAGGCGCAGATCCCAAGATGACCATATACAGAGGACTGGCGGACTTCACTAAATGTCCAACACTACAAAGGATGACCGACTTCTTTGCATTGACCACAACAAAATCCAAACTGCACATACAGTTCACGGGAGAGGTACTGAACATGCACATAGACAAACTGTATGACCTAGACGCTGACCCAAACAATGTCGTCCGTATCATGGTGATGCTACAGGATTGGGAACCTGGACAATTCATAATGTATGGCAACGAACAGTTTGACAGATGGCGAGCAGGTGACATACACAAGTTTGACTGGCAGAACCTACCACACTCAACGGCCAACTCCAGCAACCGGCCAAGGCCCATGTTGGTAATCACAGGTGTGATGTCTGACCGGACCAGAGACATACTATCAAAACCAATCAAGAAAAAGATATAGACTTCATCAAACTTTTAATATATTATTAAGGTATGAACAAAAAGATATTCGCACAACTGCTGGGACACAGCCAGAACGATCTTGACAAGATAACACAACCCTACATACTGGAAACATTCGGTGTCAAAGTGGATCGTTGTGACACACTGGAGCAGTACGCGGAGGCGATTGATGTGGCCTGTCTACACAAGTACTTCTCCAAGTACTGGGAAAATGACATAAAGAAATGGAAGTACTCTGGACTGGCACTGATAGACGAAGTCAACAGCCTGAAGCCAAGAGCAGTTCTTGATGTTGGTTGTGGATACAATGAGTTCCGAGGCAAGATAGACAACTTGATAGGAATAGATCCCTACAACGACCGAGCGGACCTACAAGTCAGCACACTGGAATACAGGACCACACAAAAGTTTGATGTGATCATGTGCCTGGGCTCCATCAACTTTGGTAGCAGGGACAAGATAATCGCAGAAGTAGGAAGATGTGTGGACCTATTGGCGGACGGAGGCACAATGTTCTTCAGGGTCAACCCGGGTGTGCAACACAACAAACCCGAGGCCAAGTGGATTGAGTTCTTCGCATGGAACGTGCCTTTTATCATAGAATTATCAGAGATATTCAACCTAAAAGTGTTAGACATACGTGACGATAGCAATCAACGTAAGTATTTCATCTACAGGAAATGAAGACATTGCTCTTGAACGGCTGTAGTTTTGGACAGATCTGGAAACCATCTAGCGATTTCGTTAAAAGGTTAGGCTGTGACAATGTCACTAATATTTCAAAAGTGGCAACCAGTTTCCAGCGGACCTGCAGGTCAACTGTGGAATGGATAGCACAGAACGGAAACCCTTCGTTTGTTGTGATACCGATCACATTCGCACACAGGTGGGAGCTCGCTCTCAGTCAAGACGAGGATGACATAGATGGCAGTTGGGTACCATTACAGAATTCTAACTTCCTGTCAGACGACTACAAGATACAAGACTCGTCTATCGATGATGTGAAGAAGTTAGTAGATCAGTATTATAAAGTGATACCAACAATAAAGAGCTACTGGGACAAGATGTTCACAGAGATCATAATGTTCAGTTCTTTCTTGGAAAAACAAAAGATCAATTACCTGATGTGGGACATGTGTAACGGGTTTGACAAGGAACACTTGAACATATATGTTAAACCATACAAAGCATTCCGCAAAATAGACCTGATCTCCCAGAATCCCAGGATCATCGACATTTGGAGTTTCTGTGGCAACAGGTACATGAGAGACACAATGCAGGAAGAACTGAGACAAAAAACACCAGAAGTTTCCCATCATCACTCTGCAGAACAATACAAAAACCTAGAACAGTATCTTTTAAACTATATTAATAGCAATGACCAGTAGACTTATGCTAGAATTGTGCTACAATAAAGAGTAAATACCTACAATGCAAAAAAATACTAGAAGTTTATTGGAAGAACTGAGCTCAATGCCCCTGCACAGGGACAAGGAAGAGGTGGTGGAGAGCAGGGCCTCACACATTCTGGAGTCAACCATACGACTGATCACCTACATCAGGGAGAACTTCGACCAGGACACTGCATTCAAACTGGAGAAGAAGTTCAATTCAGCGATCAAGAACATGGACGCAAGTAAGTTCAGCAAAGGTGTCGCCCGTATCAAAGAGAACCAGGACATCAAGGCTAACGTACTCAAAATCAAAGACGGCGAATACCGAGAGGATTAATCATGTTGATAGAAGACGTCCTTACAGAATTCAAAAGGACTCACCTGGAACACATAGAGGACATCATAATAACTGATGGCTATGTGGGCGGACAGGCAGTGGTGGAATACTTCAGAGGACTACTACTAACACTCAAAGGCACCAGCTCAGAGGCCATGAGTGTGTCAGTCAAGTGGGATGGAGCACCCGCCGTGGTGTGTGGAACCAATCCAGACAATGGTCGATTCTTCGTTGGCACCAAATCGGTGTTCTCAAAAACACCAAAGATCAATTACACAAAGAAAGACATAGCCACCAACCACGGCACAGACGAGCTGGGACAGAAACTGTTGAAGTGTCTTGTGCATCTTAAAAAATTAAACATACAGGGTGTTGTGCAGGGTGACCTGTTGTACACGGATGAGGACATCACGAGGAAGAACATAGACGGCAAGCCTCACCTGACTTTCACACCCAACACGATAACATATGCGGTTCCCGAAGATGGTGAACTGGCCAAACAGATAGACAGGGCCAAGTTGGGAATCATATTCCACACCACATACACAGGAGACTCGTTGGCAACGATGAACGCACAGGGCGGGGCAGACGTCAGCTCGTTCACACAGAGTCCAGACGTTTTCTTTGACAACGCATCGTACAAGGATGTGTCAGGCAGTGCCAAGTTCACGGCAGATGAGTCACAACAGTTCTACAACAGCATTGACAAACTGGAAACACTGTTGAACAGTGTGCCAAGAGACCTATCTAGTGTGTTGGGACAGAACACAGACTTCGTGCCCATGTTCCAGATGTACATAAACGCAATGGTCAAGCAGGGAGAGTTGCCCAGCAACGTCAATCAGTTCCTACAAGGATTCCGGAAGTTCTACGCAGACAGAATGCAACAGCAGATGTCAGGCCTGAAGGCACAGAAGGCCCTACAGTTGAGACAGGACAAGATGAAACAGATGCCCGTGTTCCTGAACCGGGCCAAGAAGCCTTTACAGGCCATGTTGACTTTCTACAAGGCAGTACAACAGATGAAGATGTTCGTATTAAAGAAGATGAATCAGGCTATGGCAATAGGTTCTTTCCAACAAACAGATGGTGGACTAGAAGTAACGGAACCCGAGGGATTCGTAGCTGTGGACAAGTCAGGTAATGCTGTCAAACTGGTAGATAGATTGGGATTCTCTAGACGTAACCTCACAATGGTTAATAAGTTTAAAAATAATTAGATATCAATACCGTTATCTAACAGTATCTTGTTGAACTCCGGCATCACCTCGCCAAACTTCTCATTACGTATTTTGTCTATGCCTTTGGTCACATAGATGAAGTCTTTTAAATGAAGTTCTGCATTCTGCATCTCGGAGTTTAGAAATCTCAACACATGGGCAAGGTCTTCCCTGTCCTTATGTTTCTCTGATACGGCATCCTTGACTGCTTGGGGCAATATTCTAATGTCATAACACTCCGGAATCTGTATAAGGTGTATGTCAATAGTAACATTCACTTCTTTAAAAAAATCATACAGTTCGTTTAGGTAGTAAACATTGAATGGATTACATGTTGCACTAACTTTTAGTTTTATGTGTGGATGTTCTTTTCTAAGTTGTACGAACTTTAAGATGTTTGCTTTGATTTTCTCCCACTTGCCTGGGTGTCGCATGTATTCAAACTGGTCGCCTACAGCGTCAACGCTTAGACCGATCATCACAGATTTAAAACTTTTAAGTATTTCGACATACTTCTCCGACCAAACAGACGCATTAGTGCTGACGTATAAATCTTGTTTTTTACTGTCACCTGCTTCATAACTCCTATTCAACATGTCAAACAGCGGTTTCATCACAAACGGTTCACCGCCAAAAAGAGCATAGTGTAATATGTTGGGAGACCAACTGTCCATCACCTTCCAAAAATCACTGTCCTTGGCAAAACTATTTCTCTGTGAATCAAATGTTTTCACGTAATTTTCATATGTCAGATCTTTGGTTGCACGTACCGAGTCGGTGTCTTTGAGCAGGCCGCTTGGCCTCTCCCGTAACTGGTAATCAATTTCATACAACTGATTAGTCGCTTCGACATTGCAAGTACGACAGGCAAAATTACATAGGTTACCTGGTTTGAGAATTGCTATGCTTGGTTGATTTTCTAAAGGTATTACGTTTGGGAAAGCCTCGTTGGTCACTTGTCTAATACTCTTAACACCGCTGTCTTCTGCGTCCCAACATAACCTGCAGTTGTCATGCCTTATGCCCTGATCCAATGCGTTGTTTATCTCTTTCCTCGTGACTGTGTTGTCCCATATGTCTTGTAGATTAGTTTGATCTATCCTGTAAGGATTACCAGCTTTGTCCTTGAATATGTCAATACTTGCATTACACAATTTTACATGTCCTGCGTTCTCTACACCAACACCACACTCGGCTAATACACATTTAATTCTTTTATCCACACACGTACTTATTTGCTTTAAATACACTTACAATGAAATCTAAACCTTTTCCTATAAAGGAGGGTATACCATGCCAACTAAAATGGAATCACTCCACTGTGTTCCTGACCATGGCCACGACGGCCAGTTGCCACAGGGTGACTCACGATCCCTACGAGTTCAAGGACAACAAGTTACACTTCCACAACATCAAATCGAAACTTGAAGCAAGGACCAAGATGCTTAACGGTGAGTGGCCAGGCAGAGGATGTGAACACTGCAAGAGCACAGAGGACGCTGGTGGAATCAGTGATCGTTTGTCATCGCTAGATATGCCGGGACTGACTTCGCCCAAGGAATTAGAAAACAACAATAATGCTGTAAATGTAACTCCCACACAGCTAGAGATATATTTCAGTAACACGTGTAATCTTAAATGTCTATACTGCAATAGCAAGTTTAGTTCAACAATAGATAATGAGAATAGAATACATGGTGAATGGGTGCATGGAGATCAAAAGGATCTTGGCAAACATCTTTATCTACCTGGGAAGATAGAAATCAATCCCAACATAGAGGAAGACACGGATAAGTTGTTTACATGGTTGGAAGAACACATACACGAATTAAACAAGGTGATGATCCTGGGAGGCGAACCGTTCCTACAGAAGGAAACTGAACGAATGGTTGAACTCCTAGAGAGAAAATCTAACCCAAACTTAACACTAGTGATATTCTCAAACTTGACTGTTGACCCTGCAAGAGTGCAGAAGTGGTTGGCAAGGATGTGGAACTTGGTCGAGCGAGGCAAATTAAACAATCTGCAAGTGGTAGGTAGCCTAGACTGCTGGGGACCACAGGCAGAGTATGTCAGGAACGGATTGGATCTCAACAAGTATGTTGAGAACATGGAATTCATATTACACAATACCAAGATAACGCCCAGCATCAACAGTGCCATGACGGCCCTGACTATCCCCACACTGCCTGATTTAATAGTCCAACTGAACAAGTGGTCAAAGGTCAGGGAAGTTTACTGGAGCGGCATGAAGGCAGGAGATGCAGGAAGGCCCTACCTGAACCCCACCATATTTGGCAAGGACATACTGCCACTGGGCATAGACAAGGCCATAGAGGTGTACGAGACCAACGGTGATGCAATCAAACAAGCACAACTCAACAACTTGAAAGGTATAAGGACAGAGTGTGCGAACACAGAACCCGATCTGCTTCAACAGAAATTGTTAAAACTGTATATCGAGGAGTTAGACAGGAGACGTAACACAGATTACACTAAACTTTTTCCAACAATAGATAAGTTATTAAATTCCTAAGAATTCCAAAACAGTCTTCTGAACTGCACGTTCATACAACTCGTCATTCCAGAAAACATCGTAATTGTGCTGTCGCAGTGCCTTGGTCTGCAGGTACATGTCCTGCCATTTCTTGTGCCCGTGGTTGAGTTCCTTGGAGTTGTCCTTTAAATCCTTACACAATGAAACTATCTTGTCGATCCTCTTGCTGGGATCTCTTTCCAGGTCATAGCTCTCATCGAAATGATTGCCAAACGTTTTGAAGCCCATCTCCCTTAGTTTTTGTAGGTATAGGTAATTGCCATGCACTATGAAAACGTGCTGGGCCATTATGGGTTTCCATATCTTCTCTGTCATGAACACATCATGGTCGTTGTCATTGGTCTCTGAAACTATGGAACAGACTGTGTCTACGTAGGGCAATTCGTATATGTCCTGGTCCTTGCCAAAGCGTGGATAGTCCTCGGGATCTATGCCCGGCAACTCGTATTTCTTATCTAGTCTGATAGGCTCGTCCAACAAGGTGAAAGTGTATATGCTGTTGTCTAGAACATTGGCCTCCTTGAGCTTGTTGTACAGTTTGATCCTGTGTTCTCTTGGTGCCTTGTTGAGGTACAAGAACTCATGTATCTTGTGCCAGTAACTGCCATTGTGGTCATGCGAAACTTCCAACTTGTTGTCTCTGTGCTTGTCCCTCATCCAATACCAGAACCATGTGGTTCCTCCAAACCATTTTTTGTGGTCAAACTCCTTAATTATGTCATAGAATTTACTGTTGGCAACGTTCTCGGCACTCTCCCATGGTCGTGCCAGTATGAATTTGAATCCATTCTGTTTCAATAGTTCCATTCGTTTGTGCAACTGTTCTACGAACTCTGGGCTGTCTTCGTAGCCGTCCCTATGGTCTATTATGCAATACAGTGCATCATAACTGTCCCATTCGTAGTTGTGCAGATTCCAATACTCGGGTTCAAATGTAAAATCAATGTCTTCGAATTTAGCACTCTCGATAAACCATTGCATCTCCCGATGTTGTCCTGAGTACATCAAGTCTGTGAGAATAAAAATCTTCTTCATTTGCCCTATAAATACCTGTATGTTAACACCCTTTTTAAAGTATGTATCTGAAGCAAAGGTCATCAGGAGACATAGTGATCTGGAGAGATTCACATTCCCAGAAGTCACGGAGAGGATATACCTCAGTTTCCTGGCACTGGCCGTGATGAGCCAACACAAGGACACACAGTCTTTCGCCAAAGCATACGCAGACGAGACCTTAGCGAGGGGAACTTTCGACAACGTGAGGATGATCAACAACGACCTAGCAAACATGCTGGCCATAGTGGCAGGAGATCCAGAGATAACAAAGAAATTGAAGAACAAGGACCAAGCACAGGCCATGAGACAGAGGCAACCCGTGCCGGTGATGGCCGTGAGGAGATACCTGAGGAGTTGGGAAGAACATTTCAAAAACTTAACGCAGTTGGAGAGGTCATTGAACATCAAGGACGCCAACTACCGTAACGTGAGACGTGCCGTGGCCGACTACAACAACCTGGACGCAAGGACCAAGTCGCAACTGATGGCAAGACTGAAACAGCTTCTGCAATCAAAACTGCCCAACACAGACATACAGAGAAAATTCAAGGAACTATAATGGCAGACCCACAGAGCTTTTGGGTACTGTACGGACACCACACCAAACCAACCTTCCTGGAAGATGCTGGACACGGCCAAAGACCACAGAGGGACAACGCATTAAAACACATCAAGCAATGGCGTGTGTGCCTGGACATAGGTAGCAACATAGGACAGTGGACCAGACCCCTGGCCGAGAGATTTGACAGCGTGGTCTGTTTCGAACCCAACCCCAACTTCCGAGAGTGCTTCAGCAAGAACATAACGGAATCAAACGTGACACTGTGGCCCTATGGTCTGTCGGACCGGGAACACACCGCACGGCAGGACTTCAACTCCACGGTGCTGAAACAGGGAGAGGGCGACATAGAATGCAAGACGTTGGATAGTTTCCAGTTGGAGCAAATAGATTTCATCAAGATAGACGTGGACGGCTTCGAGGTGCCACTGCTGAACGGTGCCAGGGAGACCCTGAGCAAGAACACACCCGTGATCAACATAGAGATGAAGAGGGACAAGAGGTCGGGCATAGTTGCGAAATGTGAGTCTATATTGAAGGAACTGGGCTACAAGTTCCAAAAACGCACAAAGAGTGACGAAGTGTGGCTTAAATCTTAATATTACAGCATAATTTACCAACTTTACCAATAAATACTTGCAACTTGATCCCTGAGCGGGATCATAGTCATTT